GTGGGAGAGGCCGCCCACGCTTTGAACCAACGGACGAAGAACGCAAGCAAGTCGAGGCGATGGCTGGCTACGGCGTTGGCGAATTGCACATTGCGGCGCTGATTCGCGGCGGCATTGGGTTGTCGACCTTGCGCGAACGGTTCAAAGAGGATTTGGAACGCGGGCGAGCTAAAGCGCACGCAGGCATAGGCAAAACGCTCTATCAAAAGGCAATGGCCGGAGACGTGGCATCGCTTATTTGGTGGACTAAAACGCAGATGAGATGGGCTGAGCAGCCCAAGGTGATCGAGATCAGCGGGCAGATCAGCATTACGCAGGCGCTTGAGGAAGCGGCGCAGCGCGTGATCGAGGCTGAGATCGTGGAGGTGGATGAGCCGTTGCAGTTGGCAAACGATCCGTCGCCCGCTGTTGATGGGGGTAACATTGGGGGTAACCTCAAGGATAACGATGGCAAAATTTCAATGAAATCAAGCGCTTAGGCCGACTATTCGATTCAGGGTTGGGCAACCGAACCGACCGGCCATTAGGGTTTTTCCGACCCTAGCAAGGGCCGTGCCAGCCCCGCCAGGCGCCCGAACGGGGGCCGGGTAGGGCCGACGGCGACCGGTCACGGTGACGGTGGCCCCACGCCAATTTTTTTTATTTTTTATGCAAAAACCCAAATGTCTCTATCAATAACGCCGATTACATTAGAGGAATCTAATGCCTTTGTGCAGATATATCATCGGCACCATAAGCCTATGGTTGGACATAAGTTTTCAATTGCCGTAAGCGACGGCGATAAAATTGTTGGCGTTGCAATTGTTGGCAGACCGGTTTCTAGGCATCTGGACAACGGCTGGGTTTTGGAAGTAAACCGTTGTTGCACCGACGGAACCAAAAACGCTTGCTCTATGCTGTATGGCGCGGCATGGCGTGCGGCTAAGGCATTGGGTTATAAGAAACTAATCACCTACACGTTGCCAGCAGAGGGCGGCGCTAGTCTTAAAGCGTCCGGTTGGACTTGCGTGGGTGAGCGCGGTGGTGGCAATTGGAATTGCAAAAGCAGGCCAAGGATTGATACGGATGAATTGCTTAGAGGGCAGAAACTTCTTTGGGAAGCTGCTTAAGGAATAATTATGCAAAAACCCAAATTTTCCGCTGAAGAAGAACAAACGCTCATGACGCAACTGTGGTCATCCAAGTTGAAGGATGATCCGGAAGCCTTTGTTTTTTTTGCATTTCCTTGGGGCAAGGAAAACACGCCGCTGGCTAAATTCAAGGGGCCAAGGGGCTGGCAACGTGATGTGCTGCGCCAGATCACGAGTCACATTAAGGCCAATCAGGGTGCGCTGGACATGGATGCGCTGCGGCTGGCGGTGTCTAGCGGGCGCGGTATTGGCAAGTCTGCGCTGGTGAGTTGGTTGATTTTGTGGATGCTGACCACGCGGATTGGCTCAACGGTGATTGTGAGTGCCAACAGTGAGGCGCAGTTACGGTCGGTGACCTGGGGTGAGCTGACCAAGTGGCAGGCAATGATCATCAACAATCACTGGTGGGAGATTAGTGCGACCAAGTTGGTTCCGGCGCAGTGGATGACCGAGTTGGTTGAGAGGGATTTGAAGAAGGGTACGAGGTACTGGGCTGCAGAGGGCAAGTTATGGTCTGAGGAGAACCCAGATTCGTATGCTGGGGTGCACAACCATGACGGAATGATGCTGATATTTGACGAGGCCAGCGGTATTCCCGACCCGATCTGGGCGGTGGGTGCGGGGTTTTTCACGGAAAACATTTTGGATCGCTATTGGTTTGCGTTTAGCAATCCTCGGCGCAATCAGGGGTATTTTTTTGAGTGTTTCCACTCTAAAAGGGACTTTTGGAAGTCAAAACAGATTGATTCGCGCACGGTTGAGGGCACGGACAAGCGGATTTATGACCAGATTATTGAGGAATATGGCGAGGACAGTCAGCAGGCCAAGGTTGAGGTGTATGGCGAGTTTCCTGCGACGGGGGATGATCAGTTTATTGGGCCGAATTTGGTGGAATCGGCCATGAAACGGCCAAAACATGGTGATCAGACGGCGCCGGTGGTGATTGGAATTGACCCGGCGCGGGGTGGATTGGATTCCACGGTGATTGTGGTGCGCCAGGGCCGTGATTTGGTGGCGATTAAGCGGTATAAGGGTGAGGATACGATGTCGATTGTGGGGCGGGTGATTGAGGCAATTGAGGATTACAAGCCCACATTGACGGTAATTGATGAGGGTGGGTTGGGTTATGGGATACTTGACAGGTTAAATGAGCAAAGATATAAGGTGCGTGGGGTAAACTTTGGCTGGAAGTCAAAGAATCCGGTAATGTGGCAGAATAAGCGCTCGGAGATGTGGGGCGCTATGCGGGATTGGCTGCGTGGCGCGAGTATCCCGAATGACCGGCAATTAAAGGATGATTTGACTGGGCCGATGAAAAAGCCCAACTCATCTGGGTCGATTATGCTGGAGAGCAAGAAAGAGATGCGCTCGCGTGGTTTGGCTAGTCCTGATGCAGCGGATGCGTTGGCGGTGACATTTGCCTTTCCCGTGGCGCATAGAGAGTATACTGAAAAGGCTAGGACATTGACAATGAGTCAAGGGTCTGCCGTATCGTCTAGTTGGATGGGTTCATAATGCTCAAGAAATCAGCAACCCCTAAAGCCTTCAAAGAAAACATCAAAACTGAAGTAAAGGCCGGTAAGCCTGTCAAGCAGGCGGTGGCAATTGCTTACTCGGTTAAACGCCAAGCTGCGGCGAAGAAGAAATGAAGAAGCCTGGCCTATACGCCAATATTCACGCCAAACAGGAACGTATCAAGGCCGGTTCTGGCGAGAAGATGAACAAGGTTGGTAGCAAAAATGCGCCGACTGCCAAAGATTTTAAAGAGTCGGCAAAGACTGCCAAGAAAAAGTGAGCGATTACACAGGCATCAATGCAGTAGGCAACGTAGCACTTGGCGGCAAAGCCAAGCGTAGCGACACGGATGTACTTTCGACGGCGCGGGATCGCTTGTCTATGGCGATTTCGGCGTATTCCGAAAGCCGTGAGGATGAGTTAGACGATCTGCGTTTTTATGCAGCATCGCCGGATAATCAGTGGCAATGGCCTGCGGATGTGCTGGCAACTCGTGGTGCGGTGCAGGGGCAGACGATCAATGCGCGGCCATGTTTGACGATTAACAAGTTACCGCAGCACGTTCGGCAGGTGACCAATGACCAAAGGCAAAACCGTCCCAGCGGCAAGGTTATCCCGGTGGACGATAACGCTGATGTCGAGGTCGCCGAGATATTTAATGGAATTGTGCGTCACATTGAGTACATCTCGGACGCAGATGTTGCCTATGACACCGCTTGCGAGAACCAAGTTAGTTACGGTGAAGGTTACATCCGGATTCTGACCGAATATTGTGATGAGAACTCGTTTGATCAGGATTTGAAGATCGGTCGGGTGCGTAATTCGTTTTCGGTTTACATGGACCCACTGATTCAAGACCCTTGCGGTGCGGATGCGAAGTGGTGCTTTATCACTGAAGATTTGAGCCAAGAGGAGTATCACCGGCAGTTTCCAAATGCCTCACCCGTATCTACATTGGAGACACTGGGTGTTGGGGATCAGAATCTAAGCCAGTGGCTCAATACCAATACGATTCGGATTGCCGAATACTTTTACATTGAGTATGACCGCGCCACATTGAACCTTTATCCTGGCAATGTGACGGCATTTCAGGGCACGCCTGAAGATAAGCAGTTGCGTGCGCTTTATGGCAACCCCAAGCGATCGCGCCAGGCCGACCGTAAGCGGGTGAAGTGGTGCAAGATTAACGGCTACGAGATTCTTGAGGAGTCTGACTGGGCTGGGCAGCATATTCCGGTTGTGCGGGTGATTGGCAATGAATTTGAGGTTGAGGGCAGGATATATCTGTCTGGTCTGGTGCGTAATGCCAAAGACGCCCAACGGATGTACAACTATTGGGTGAGCCAAGAAGCGGAGATGCTGGCGCTGGCACCAAAAGCACCGTTTATTGGTTATGGCGGCCAGTTTGAGGGTTATGAGACTCAGTGGAAAACGGCCAATACGCAGAACTGGCCGTATCTAGAGGTTAACCCTGATGTGACGGATGGATCGGGTTCGATCTTGCCATTGCCGCAGCGTGCCCAGCCTCCGATGGCATCGAGTGGGTTGTTACAGGCCAAAGCCGGTGCATCTGAGGATTTGAAGGCCGCGACGGGGCAATATAACGCCAGTCTGGGCATGACCAGTAATGAGCGTAGTGGCAAGGCGATTTTGGCTCGCCAGCGCGAGGGTGATGTTGGGACGTACCACTATCAGGATAACTTGGCGCGTGCGGTGCGGCATGTGGTGCGCCAGTTGGTTGACTTGGTTCCCAAGATTTACGACACGCAGCGCATTGCGCGGATTATTGGGTTGGATGGCGAGACCAAGATGGTCAAGATTGATCCAATGCAAGAACAGCCAGTCAAGAAGATTATGGATCAGACCGGCGTTGTGATTGAGAAGATTTACAACCCCGGTGTTGGCAAGTACGACGTTGTGGTGGCGACTGGCCCAGGCTATGCGACCAAGCGGCAGGAAGCGCTTGAGGCGATGGCGCAGTTGCTACAAGGCAATCCGCAGTTGTGGACTGTGGCGGGCGATCTGTTTGTCAAGAACATGGATTGGCCTGGGGCGCAGGAGATGGCAAAGCGGTTTGCCAAGACGATTGATCCTAAGTTGCTTGAGGATGGCGAAGATAATCCGGCGTTGCAGGCCGCGCAGCAGCAGATGCAGGCGATGGGTCAGGAAATGGAGCAGATGCACCAGATGCTCCAGAACGTGGGCAAGTCCATTGAGATGCAAGAGCAAGAGCGCAAGGACTTTGAGGCCAATATCAAGGCATACCAGGCAGAAACTCAGCGGATTAGCGCGGTGCAGGCCGGTATGACTGAGGAACAGATTCAAGATGTGGTGATGGGCACCCTGCACGGGATGATCACTTCGGGTGATCTGGTTGGTGAGATGCCTGGGCGGGAGCCTATTGAGATGATGCCGGAGTCTGCTGAATACGCTCAACCCCAACAGGGAATGCAATGAAAGCCGCTGATTTTGTTGGAATGTTGTTCCTAGCCCGTGATGTGGCGCATTCGGTGCATTTGAATACGCGCAGTTACAGCAAACACAAGGCGCTTGGTCATTTCTACGAATTGATCATTGAAGCGGCAGATGACTTTGCCGAGGCATATCAGGGCCGTTATGGTCTAATTGGGCCAATTAACTTGATGGGCGCCAAGAAAACGTCCAATATCATCCAATTTCTGGAAGATCAATTAAAAGAAATTGAAGATGCGCGGTATGATATCTGTGAAAAAACAGATACGCCTTTGCAGCAGTTAATTGACAATGTGGTTGAAATCTATCTGCGTGCGTTGTATCGGTTAAGGTTTTTGGCGTAAATTACGAGTAAATCATGGAACTTCTAAACGTCTGTGCAGACACTAATTTTCCGTCACAAACGGCGTCTTACACTGGTACGGCAGGCTCAACGACTGGATGGCCTGCTGGCCCGCAGGGTGTACTGGTTTGGTCGGATTC